CACGAGTCAAAGGGTTTTCTCCATCTCGAAGGTGAACGCCCATGCGTCCACCAGCTGGATGCCAATTCCATGGCTGGCGCACTTTAAGTTAGTGCGAGACTGTCATTTCTTGATGACATCAGGTTGCGACTCAACAACCACCGCTGCAGCGGCTTAAGATTTCGTTCTGCAGAACGCGCGTGTTACCACGCAACCCGGACGGTCCGGATCCCTAAGGAGGTTGTGACAGGTACCACCCTGCCACCTATGCCATACGCGCGAACGCGTTTCATAACCTTTGCATTGAGTACCACCTCAATGCCCATGCCTGGTGTAAACACCACGCCCAAAACCCGGGCGTTTCACTCTGTCACCCTGAACGGCTGCAGTTGTGAGCTGCAATTCACAGGGGCCGGGAGGTCAAAGCGGATCAATGCCCGAGGCGAGCGGCGGCGCGGCCACCTCCGAGGAGGTTGCCGGCCAAAGTGACGGCAGCGCCAGCGCCGCCGCCAAAGAGGCCTCCGGCGATGGTGCTAGCAACTTCGACGATCGACACAGGCGCCATGGTGGCGACCTCGTGGAGCATGTCGACAGCAACTGTCTTTGATCCGCGGCCAACTCGCTGAACGGAGCTAGCTGCCACGGAGGGAGTGAGACCTGGCAGCGACGTACCGGAATTGGAGGCTGGAATGGCCTCGATGTTGTAAACAATATCCAGTTCGGCAAAATTGCCGCCAGTGACAACACCATCAAAATTGATGATGGTCGTCTCAAAACCCGACGCTCGGCAAACAGACGAGTCCACATCCACTGGGATGCTGATCATGTTGCCCAACGTCTGTCCGCTGGTCTGAGCATACGCAACGTAAGCTCCAGGGAATGTGTCAGTGCCTGCGTTGAGCACCGCCAACTCCGAGGACTTGCCCACGTTCGTTGCCAGACCAGGGTTTCCGCAGTCCTTCCATCGCCACAAGTCGGCGCTGCACGGCCGGGGCGCGATCTCCATCACCTTCGAACCCAGTTCGTTGATGGTGCAGGTCTCAGCCAACGGCTGACCGTACAGGGGAGCAGTGGGGATCAGAGGGTAGTTCACGCCAATGGTAGCCGTGTCCACCTTGACCCCAAGGTCGGTAAGCAAAGCACCCATTGTGTGCCTCCTATTCGCGACGTTCGCATCCGGATGCGCGCAATACATGGTGTTGCTAGCGTCCGAAAAGTTGCTGCCACTTGTGAACGGAGTGTTCAGCTGAATGCCGGTGTTGCCGACATTGTACGTGCCGACGGGCAGATAACCCTCATACGGCAAGCAAACTGTGACCAACTTGCCACTCGTGTTGCTGAATGAGGCGTCATTCTTGAGGCGAATGCCCATCGACACGATCCGGTAGCGTTCGAATATCGAGCCCAACTGGCCCATACTCAAACCCACACAAGGGATCGTCAACCTGTCTGCTGACAAGGGGACAACTGACGCCGCCGCGCTGGTGTTAGGGGCGGTGACAGACTCAGCGTACAGGTAGAACCCAGCGTCAGCTCCCCCGAAGGTGAGCTGATTATCCGGATTGAAAGCCATGCAGTTGAGACTGGGACAGATGACGACCGAGCCGCTGGACTTGCCAGCAGCGGTGCCCAACTGAAGCGTACGCTTGAGGGTGTAGGGCACAGCGTTCCTCACAAAGAAATCGCCGGCCGCAACCACGCCTGGGTACTTGAAGGGCTCAAGGAGGGAGCGCCGCCACCGTGCGGTAGAGACGTCGAAGTCCGCAATAGACTTGGGCAAGGAGGCGCGTGCACCGCGTGAGACCTGCAGCGCCTTCAGCGATTGCGTCAATTGCTTCGCCTGCGCATTCTTCTTCCTCGGCTTCTTGACTTGCTGAAGCTGGACCAGGGGGCGCTGCGCTGGCGCCGAGCGGGGACGAGATTTGGATTGTTGTTGTTGATTCATTTGATAGTGACGTTGATAACTAAGTGTCTGCTCAGGAATAAAAATTCCTGCCACCCGCCCACCCAACACGTAGTCGTCACCTGGAGACCGGGACACGTGGTTAACCCACAGTCGCGCCTGAATCCAGAAATCAACAGCCGAAACCAATGCCAAAACGAGAAAAGCGATGAACAGCCAGGACACGCGCACAGGGCGCAGTCGCACATGCTGATCGGTCTTCTCGTGCGCAAAAGCGCAGCCAACGGAACTGCCATCGCCAAACAGCGAGTGGATGGTGACGCGCCCATTGCCGTTCAGCATGTGCATCATCCACCCGATGTTGGCCTGAAGCCACGCCGCATAGCCGCTGGACGCTTCGCGCTCCACCGCGCCCTCCGCGCTGTGCTCGAACACGATCTGCTTGGCCCCAGACCTCTCGCATTCGTGCCTGCACGTGTGGACGCCCATGTCGCGCATCGCCACCAGCTTCAGCACCTCGCTGGTCGCGACGGGGCGCCCAGCGCGATGGTCCGCAACGAACTGCCGCAAGCCTGAGACGACCTCGCTGTAGTCGACGCCGTACCTGGCCTGGAAGAAGGCCTCACGATCCGCGAGCGTGCCGACGCACTTCAGCGCGCTCGTGTAGCCGTAGCGCTGGGCCTTGACCCACTCCACGGCGCGCGGGGTCGGCGCGACCGCCAACTTGCGCACCTCGACCGCGAGCTCGGGGAAGCACGCCAGATCCCGAGCGACGGCGTCGGCCTTGGCGGCAGCAACTTCGACGATCGGGATTCCCGGCATGGTCGTCCAGCACAACTTGGCCAAGAGCCGGCCGGGCTTGAGGACCATGGCCGGTCCGAAAAAGGTCCAGAACCAGACGC